TTATGAGTGAATAATCTCATCTTCCATTGCCTATCTGTTATTGACAAAAACACACATATATGATATACTTAAATTGTCACTAATAGTTAATATCATAGCCACTTGTGAAAGCTCCGTGCTTTTGCAGGGGTGTTTTTGTATAACTTATTTTGTGTAATGGTTTGTGAATGATTATATTATATCTCGTATATACGAGAATGTCAAGATAAATCTTATTCGTAATTACGAGATTTGTATACTTGCATAAATTCACGAAATGAATTTTGTTGTTTTAAACAAAAAAACAGAAAGGAATGAAGAAAATGACTTATGTATGCTTGGATTTTGAAACGACTGGATTAAGCCCCAAATATGACGAAATACTGGAAATTGGCGCAATCAAAATCTGTGACAATGAAATAGTCGATTCTTTCGACACTTTGCTCTGTGTTAATGGAAAGGTAACTCCTACAATATCAGAACTTACAGGCATTACTTCTGATATGCTAACAAGTGCTCCATATATAGGAACTATCATTGATGATTTTGTAGAATTTATAGATAATAATATAATAGTTGGTCACAATGTTACTTTTGACCTCTCTTTTTTATGCGCTGCCTGTGCTAAATTTAACATTCCTATCAAATGCAGATATATAGACACTCTTGATTTGGCAAGAGAAAGGAATCCTGATCTTCATGATTATAAATTGGAAACGCTTTGTGAAGTCTTTGGTATTTCCAATGATAAAGCACATAGAGCATTATCAGATTCTAAGGCTACATATGAATTATTTCGTAAGTTAACAGAACTTGATGAGTTTATTATGCCTTCACTATTTGAACCCAAGGACGTAAAACCTACAAGAAACCAATACAAAACCAAGTATAATGAGCAAACTCGTTCTTTACAAGATCTCGAACAACTATTACTTGATATAACAGACGATGATATTCTAACAGAAGATGAAGTCTATGCGTTGAAAAAGTGGTTGGAAAGAAATCAACATTTAAGGGGTGCGTATCCTTTTGAAAAAGCTGCTTCAGCAATTGAACAAGCTCTTGAGGATAACATTCTTGAACAACATGAACTCGATGAAATGCTTGAGATATTTAAAGAACTCACAAACCCTGACTTTTCAATTAAAGAAGATTCAAAAACTTCAATAGATGTTAATGGCAAAAAGATTTGTTTAACAGGAGATTTCAAAAAAGGCAGTCGTTCTCAAGTATCTAAAATGCTTGAAGAAAAAGGTGCAGAAATGACATCTGCTGTCTCGGGAAAAACAAGTTATCTAATAGTAGGCAGTCTTGGAAGCCAAAACTGGAGTAACGGAAATTACGGCGGAAAAATAAAAAAAGCCTTTGAATTTAAAGACAAAGGCAAGCCTATACAGATTATAAGCGAAGATGACTTTTTTAAGCTACTAATATAAAAGCCCGCTCTGGGAGCGGGCGGGGGAGGTTGTGATGTTATGGAAATCAATATTGATTGTATACGTGATATTTTAAAAACTGTGAATCAAATGGACAGAGATTTTATGCTCGATGAACTAAAAGATACTTTATTGCCTGATTATACAGACAACGAGATCAATATCGCTGTAGAAGCGTTATTTGAAGAAGATCTTGTGGTTGGTCAGAATATTTGGGCTAACAGTGTTCCTGTCTATGTTGAATTACATAGGCTTTCAATGGACGGTATGGAATTGTTAAGCAAAATATCTGATGATAATAAATGGGATAGAGTACGTTCCGGTATTTTACAAGAAGGAATAAAGATATCTTTACCCTACTTGATAAAATATGTGTTCAAGTTCCTTTAAAATCTCTGATAAAGCGAATTAATTTATCATCGCTTACTCCAGCTTCTGAAAAAGCATCAAGAAGGCGTTTTACATTTCCTAACTGAAACTCCTGATCACTGATAGTGATCACATCTGCTTTTCTGAACTTCTCTGCTATATCTTTACTGAAAACAAGTGGTGTTCTTTCATGTCCCGCATCTATTCTGTTTGCCAACTCGACCATCAATTCTTCGGTTGATAATGTGTTTAAATCCGACATAGTATACCTCCATCAGTCAAAGGTCCGTTTGTGTACACTTATATTATACTATGTAAATTTACAGATGTCAATAGAAAGGAGAGGATTTTATGATAGAATATTCCGTAGAAACTATTATTGAACGTATTCAGCAAGCCTGCGCGAAAAATGGTGTAACCATAAATAAGATGGGAATTGAAAGCGGCGCGGGAAAAAGCGCCGTGGATAATATCAAAAAAGGTTCCATGCCCGCTTCTGATAAGCTTGCGAAGATGGCTGATTATCTACATTGTTCTGTAGACTACCTCCTCGGGCGTGAGGAGCAGCCGAAGGTGAGCTATTTGACCCAGGAAAAAGCCCGCTTGAATGACGATGAGGAGAAGTTGTTAGAGATCTATCGGGGGCTTACCGAGACACAGAAGGCTCTTGTTCTCGATCGCGCCCAGGGATTCAGCGAACTCAATGAGGCAGAGGCTAAGAAAGACGACGTAGGATAAAAATGATAGTCACGAACAGATGAGAAGGTGATATCATGGCAAATAAAAAAACAAATCGTAAGAATCAGCACTTCCGTGCGGAGCTGCTGCCCTCGGGGAACTATCGCTGTCGGGTCTGGGACAGTATTGCCAAAAAGCAGCGTACTTTTATTGCGGATACCGACATTGAGGCTATCCAGATGGCGAGGGAGTGGAAGCTGGGACATGACATAAAAAAAGCAGCCCCTGATACCCTCGGAGACTGCATTGAGAAGTATATAGATCTGGAGTCCAACATCTTGTCACCTGCCACCGTTGACGGCTACCGACGCATAAAAAACCGTCTTGATCCCGCTCTGCTGGGCAAGTCCGTGCAGCGAATAACCACCGAAGACCTGCAAGCTGAGGTCAACCGTCTGTCGGGAAAGTATGCACCAAAGACGGTCAAAACCTCATTCGGGCTGGTGGCATCGGTCATGCACAAGTATGCTCCCCGAACTGACACGGCGGTAACGCTCCCGCAAGTGCAGAAACGCCAGAGGGAGCTTGCGCCTCCGCAGGTCATTATCGACACCTTTAAGGGAACCGACATGGAGCTTGTCGTGCTGCTTGCTATGTGGCTGGGTCTGCGTATGTCGGAGATCAGGGGCTTGAAAAAATCCGACTTTCGGGACGGTCATGTCCATATAGACCGTGTTATCGTTACCGTGAGGGGAGAGGACGGCAGCTCTCAGCACATCGAGAAAAACGCCGCTAAGACTACCGAGAGCAAACGCAGCATCAAAGTCCCTCCGCCCGTGCAAGCTCTGGTCGATGCGCTCCCCGACGGCTACATTACCACCCGAACAGGAGTTAAGCTGTCGCAGAGCTTCAAACGTCTGATAAGCCGGGCAGGATATCCCGGCATGACCTTTCACGATCTGAGACACGTCAACGCCTCTGTGATGCTTATGCTGGGCGTGCCGGACAAGTACGCTATGGAACGCGGCGGCTGGTCAACATCCGCCGTCATGAAGCGGATATATCAGGAAACATACAGCTCAGAGCGTGAGCGCGTGGACACGTTGATTGATGACTTCTTCGGTCGGATCTACGGCTGTTAGTCACAGAAATTAGTCATGACTTTATAAACTTGTTGAATTTAAAGGGTGTATAAGCATTCTATCAGGGGTTCGACTCCCCTTAGCTCCAGAAAATCATAATCCACGGTATAGCGTACTTTTGTTGCTATACCGTGGTTTTTTTGTGTTTCCGCTTCCAAAATTACAACTTTTAAAATGTACAAAACAGTGTGAAATTGTATCAATTAGTCATATAAATTAGTCATGACTAAACAAAAAAGGCGGCTGACCTCACCGGATCAGCCACCTTCATCATATTTACCGCATTACAAGCTTTGCGAACTTCTTACCAGCTATACCGTTCTCACGGTATCCCCACTTCTTGAGCAGCGAGTTCACCGCCTTCTCCGTGCCGTTGCCGAATCCGTCGGTATCGTCCACACTGTAGCCGAGCCCTTTGAGCCGCTGCTTGAGATAGTACACCCCGAGCGATTTGTCACCGCGCTTGAAGCCTTCGGTGTCCAGCGATTTTTTCGTCGTCAGCCGGGAATTGACTTTCTGGGCTATCTCGGGGAACTTACCGGCGAGGTAGTCCCCGGGACAGCCAGTTGTTGTGAACCACCTATGCATTGTCATATTGCCCGATGTGTTCCCCGTGTATCTCAGCTTCACGATACCGTTGCGCTTGCAGATATCCACGCAGAGAGATATCAGCGACTTCATCGCTTTTTCGGAGATAGTCCAGTCGGGCGCGCACTTGTCGTTTGCCACCTCAATGGTGACGGCTCGCATATCGTTTGGGCGGTTAGAGCTACACCAACTGCGGTACTTTTCGTCTATCATCACACCAATTTTCCCACTCGTATCTATGCAGTAGTTGCACGAACCGCCACGACTATTGACTGAATCGCAGCAGGATTGCAGACTGAGGTTCCCTGCCATATGGTGGATTGTGATAGTATCTATCTTGTGGTCGCGCTCGTTGTAGTTGCTCGTCTTGCCGTTCCACTTCCACGTTGCTAAGCTGCTGTTGCTCATGGTATCACCCCCTCGTATCACTCCTCGTAAGGCATTCCGGTTATGATCTCGAACTCTTCAGCCGTGATCCAGCCATGCGAGACTGCATCATGCACCTGTCTTATGCTCCAGTAGCCCTTGTCATAGTATTCCTTGACCTTTGTATACTTCTTACTGTTCACTGTCTTCTCCCCCCTCTCCGCTGTTGTCTACTTCTTCGGCTATAATTTCGCCGTTTTCCGTCACACTATCGGTAACGACGTACTCCGCGTCGTTTGCGTAGAAATGATCGCCGGGCGATAATACCTCCGAAAGCACGGGGGTATCGTCGTCGAGCTCAATATCGCACATCATGGCGATATAATCGACGTTAGCGGCGATCTTGCCGCTTGCCGCGGTGAGTGCTTCGTTCTTCTTGTTGGCTCTTATAGCCTGCTCACCTGCTGTAATGTGTTCGTACATCTAACATTCCTCCCATAGTTTATTATAAAAGTCCGTCATACTCTGAATCAGCTTGTAGCAATCGCCCTTCGACGCGTGAGCGACCCAGCTTTTAAAGCACTCGTCAACGTCGCGCCGGGTCATATATCCAGACTTGCAGCGCTTAACAAGTTTCTTTAACCGGCGGCGTTCGTGCGTCACCTTTTCGGGCAACACACGCATTAAAACTTTACCGGTATTGATAAGACGAAAGCTAAAACCTAAAAAGTGTATAGGCTGCGTTATTTTGAATATCTGCGTTTTCTTCTTGTTCAACTTCAAGTGTCTTATTGATAGGTACTTTTTGATTTGCTCAAGGCAATAACGCAAATAGTCTTTACTTGTATGCAGTAAAATGAAATCGTCATTATACCTGACATATTCTTTAATGTGCAAGACCTCTTTTATATAGTGGTCGAGATCATCAAGAACGGCCAATTGTATTAACTGCGTAACTTGTGAACCGAGCCCCATTCCCTTTGACGGGTCGGCTCCCTGCGTAAAGCTGTTAATAATGCGCTCGACTTCTGATACCGCCCACGGGTCTTTTGCGCGCTTTCTTACCGCGTCAATAGCGACGCTATGCGGCGTGGAACCGAAAAAATCCGATAGATCGCATTTAAGCACATAACCGTTACAACCATGTTTTCTGTAATGTCGCTGCAAGTGACATTTTAAACGGTTCCTCGCAAAGTCGGTGCCTTTATTGACCTGACAAGCAGCATTATCATAAATAAATGATCTTGTCATAGTTTCGGTCAAGTAATTGTCGCACAAAGACCGCTGAAATACGCGGTCTTTTATTCTTGTGCTGACAATAACGCGCTTTTTAGGCTCCGAAATAGTGAATACCGTGTATTTACCGATCTTGTAATCACCGTTCATTAATTCGCACTTTAGCTGATAGCAATTGACTAAGCCGTTTTTGACAAAACCGGCTGCGCTATCTTTCCACATTATGCCGCGCTTACATTTAAGCATTGCAGAATAAAGATTGTCAAAACTACATACTGTATCTTTGATTTTGTTCATAAAAATAATGTACGTTGTGTATAGTGGTGCTTACTTATCTTTCAAGTAAACCACATCAACGGTATAATTTTACCTTAAAGGTTAGGACAACAATTCCTTGTGTAATGCTCTGATTTCAGCCGTTCGGCTTACTCTATGCCAGCTTTTCACACAATCCGGGGCGACGCCGTTGCTGTTCGTCGCGTTGTTGTTGTTGAACGCGCCCGACGGGTTCACATTGCAAACATTGTTCGCGTTGCCGACGTTCGGGGAACGCAACCACCAAAGCAGCGTTTTTACAATCGTTGCCCTATTTTTTATCGTGCTTTTCCCATTCAGCTTTACGCCAAGCTCTCAAAAGGTTTTGCACTTCGTTTATTAAGCCTGTCCAGTATTCAATGCGTTTCGTTTCAAGGCCGTATGTCTTGTAAGCAATATCAATCATGCTAAGTAGTGCGTAGCTTTCCGCGAGGGCGCGGGTCTGATACGATTTTCTTAACGTGTAGTCGTTATCGTCCTTTACGAAAACGGAATTTGCCATATTAACATAATTGTTGATATTCATAGCGCTTTCGACAATTTTACTTGTCAAACACCACCGGTAACGTTTCGGGAACGATTTTTCGTTGCTGCATATCCTTAACGTATATTCCGCAAGATCGCGGGATTTGGTTATAACTACAAGTTTCCCGACGCTCTGCTTTGATTTTACAACCGACATAAAGCCTCCTTACCGCCCCTATCGGGGCGGATTAACGATCATACGATTACACAAGCCGGGGCGACGCCGAGGCTGCTCGTCGCGATGCTGTTGTAGAACGCGCCCGACGGGTGCACATTGCACACACCGGTCGCGGTGCCGACGTACGGGGAACGCAACCACCAAAATTTAGCGGCACCGGCACGGTACTTAATTCTATTTGTATCTGCTCCGGTATTCGGAGCGTTGTAATCGCTAAACATAGAATAATACGCATAAGGCGTGCCCTCGCCGCCGGTGATGTTGTCGCCTGCGTAAATTTCCGAACGAGAAAGCAAAAATACCTTTTCGTCGGTTTCTATTGAACCGCCGCCGTCGGAAACGGTGTTAAGCGCCGTCTTTTTCTTGACTTTGCCAAGAACCTTGACAAATTCGGGGTCGAGACCGTAAAGGAAACCTGCGGAGCTTGCAGCCCAGGAGGGCGCGCGGTCGAATACGCTTGCGGGCGTCCATACCTGACCGGCGGGCTTGTCGCTGTTGAGATACTGCCTTAAAGCACTTTCGCCCCAGTTGTTAGAACCAAGCAAAGCCCGCTGAATACTGTTAACAGTTGCGGTCTTTGCGTTGTTTACAGTGCCGAGATTGGTTCCGGCGCTGCCCTCGGACATGGTCACGGTTTCGGCAGCGGTGGACGCTGTCGCACTCGCAAACGCACTTATAGTCGAGCCGATAGCTGTTGCATTATAGGCGTTGTTGATAACAAGCTGACCGCCGGCAGCGATCGCGCTTGCAAGCGTAAACTGTACCGTTTTGTTTACGTCGGACGTATACCACGGCTGCGCGCCGATCGTGAAATGATATGTACCCGCTGCAAGCCCCTCGGGAAATGCAAAAAGCGCCTGCCTTGCACAAAATTGCAGTTCGGCGATACAGTCGTGCAGCTGGAGCGTCAAGCTGTATTCGTACTGTGAGTCGCTCGGGGTGTCGTGATTAATGCCGATAACATCAAAGGCGAGTTTCGCGGCTGTCTCATGTACTATGATAGCGTCGCCGTGGCGCGGCGTACCCGTTACCGTGATACCGTACTCGGCAAGCTGCACCGCTGCGTTAAGATAGTGCCACTCTGCGCCGTCGTATATAAATTCATAGTCACCGCCGTGTACTACGCCGACCGCCGCTATAAAGGTATCGGCGTTTACGGTCGCCGCGGTAATGCCTGCCGAGGTGTCGGGGTCAGTATTGCCTACCGTTGCATTGATCGCGGTTTCCTTTTCTACTATGATCTGATCGCCGATACGAAAAAACTTATCGGCAAGCCCCATACGCGTAATAGTCTGCGCGTCGGCGTAGCTTGTCACCTTGTAGCCGCCGGTGTTTACCGCGATAGCGGCAAGAGAGCGCGAGATCACCTGCATTGTAGTATCTCTGACGAGATCGATAGTTTCAACTGACATTTTTGATATTCCTCCTATTCGCCGACCGCGTCAGGGTCGTAGTTGAGTGTAAGGCTGTTATCGTCGTTCACAGACAAAAAGAAATTCTTGTCGTGATAAATGACCGAAACAGCTTCGTTCGCTGCTGTAGCAGCTTCATTCGCACTAGCGGCGGCAGCATTAGCCGCAGCAGCTGCCGCTGTAGCTTTTGTTGAATTTCCTCCGAAGATCAGAGCAGCTGCAATTTCATTCATCCGCCTCACCCCACTTCTTCCAGACTTTCTTGCTGTTGAGTATGTACGCCGCTCCTTCGTTGATTGCTATCCCGGTGGAGCCTTCAACGTACACGGTGGTGCTGGATTCTCCGTTCGCGGGAAGTTCGTCCGCCGCGTCGATGGTAAAGACTACTCTTGCGATCGTCTTACCGTCTCTCGTATACCCCTTTGCAACGCGATCAAGTTCTTCCATTCTTATCACTCCTTTTTGTATCATTTCCCTCGCCCTTTTCGTCTACAACAACTTTAAGGCGATGAATTATTGACGTTAAAAATGCCGGTAGTGGCACGCCGAGCGTGCTCAGGTTCTCCAAAATGCTGATGCACTCATTGATAACAAACCATACGGTGACAATCAGACCCATGCAATAGTTGACTCCGAGCGAGATACCGACCTGTTCAAGTCCCGATATAAGTAGCCAGTCAATGATGCCTGCCACGCATACCGCTGTCAGATATCCAACTTTTTTAATGATGCCCAGCACTCCGACACGGCTCGACAGTTCGCCCGTGACCCATGCCTTTGTCATACCGGTCAGATAGTCGATACACATTGCCGCGAACAGAACCACAAGAGGCACGCCTATAACGCCGAAGTACGCCGACAACCCGCCGCATACGGCTGCGATGATCGCTTTTAAGCTAGTTTCCTTCATCCGCTCACCCCCTCACACAGGCACCCAGTTCCGCCCGTCGTACTCTATGCCGTCAGCCGTCCACTGTAACTTCGTTATCAGCATATCAGCACCGCCCGAGCCGTTTGCACCGACATTTTGACCGTACAGGAAAAAGCTATTGTTTGCATATCCTGTCAGCCAATTGACCTTTGCAACGCCGTTAACATATAGCGTTGTATATGTGCCGTCGTCCACGAACTTAACGTTCGTCACTGCTCCGATCAGCGACGCTTTGGGTATACTATTGTCACTGCAATTGCCGCCTGAACTCGCATCGCGGTAAACCGCGGGGTCAAGTACTTGATGAACGTTATTAGCTATATACCGCAAATGATCATCGCTATCGTTTACATAAACGGAAAAATCAAAGAAATATCCGCCCGTTGTTATCAAACGGTTTTCACCTGAAACGAACGAATTGACAATAAATTCGATTTCCAGTGTTGACATTTTACCGAAATACCGTTTTGTTTGTATCGTGGTCGCGCCGCCGATTCTCAGCCCGTTATATGTCACGCCGCCGACCGTCACGCTGTCCACCGCCGCAGTTCCGCTGTTGAGAGTTATCCGCCAGCCGTTCCCGAGGTCGGTATCTCCCGCTTCATAGCCCGTCAGATCAGCCGCCGCCGAAAAGCTCGACACCACGGGCTGCGGGACGTTTACCGTCACGGGGCTGTATCCGTCCGCGCTGTCCGCGCTTGCGTTGTAGGTGCCGTTGGCGGTGATGGTCTTTGATACGATAGTCCCGCCGCCGCCGGTCGAGATGGGGATCTCGCCGAGGTACAGCTTTGCGGGCGACGAGCCTAAGTTAACGCCGCTCATTCGCCCACCTCCTCGTCAGCCGTCACGATGTAGAGGGTGTCGGGATTCTTCGGGTCGAGGGCTGCGTATTCCGATTCGGTGAGTGCCTTAAAGTGCAGCCCGCCCGTGTAACTATTGAGCAGCGCCGTGAAGTCGGAGTTCTGCGATACCGCCGTGTTGCTCACCGCCGCAGGCTCGATATGGAGCACGAACCTTGCTGCGGAAATGCAGTTATGCTCGCTGTCGAGCAGACGAATATCGCCATATGCTCTGCCACTCAATGCAAGCCCGTTTTCGGGCAGTATTGCCGTCACCGTGTTGCCACTGATTTCTGCCGCTGCTGTCGCCATAGCGCCGTCGGGTCTGAGCACCCTCAGCTCGGCAGAGGCTACCGATGAGAGGGAAACTGTTGCACCGTTATCCTGAAACGTTGCCCTGACGGCTCGTGTGCCCGTGTCGTCCTGTTTCGCCCAAATTTCGGCTCTCGGTACCTGTGTATCTAGGTCGAGTGTTATATCTGTGTAGTGGGTTATCATTTTATCACCTTCCTGCTATCATGCTTGTGAGCGTCTGCTGCTTGACACCGAACGTTAGCTGCGGGTTCTGCGGCTCGTCAAGCTTCAGCGTGCGCCCTGTGATACGGACCACATCATCTACGCCCTGTATCTTGGTTATCACACGGTGGGTATTATACAAGCGCAGATCTTCGTAGTTTCCGTTTATAATGCTGAGATCTAATACGCTGATAGTAAAGCTCGTTAGCAATCCTATCATCTGAGCATAGTCTTTCTGTCCTGCCGCTTTGAGCCTCTTCGCACCTGAAGACATATGGCTGGCGTCTTCAATCGTGATATCATCGTATACTTTACTAGCTTCTATTCTCCCATATCTGTCGTACAGGCTCGCATTGGTCAGGAACGGAACTCCACTGTTCGCAGCAGCGATTGTAAAATAACTGTCATTGTCTTTATTGATTCCGAGAGGATAAAACATAGTGACTATGTCTTTTGCTTCGATGTTCCTCTGTAATGCCTTCATATTGACCGATAACGCTATATCGGTGCTGCTCCTGGTCCCGAACTGCTGCGCTACTTGCAGGTATCTGGTGTCATCGCTGTATATGAGTCTGAACTCGTATTCGCACATATCACAGAGATCTTTAAGGATTTCAAAAGCCGTTTTATATGACGCGCTGTAGGCTGCGGGGAGGGCTCCGGTCGGTATTGAGCTGTATGCATAGATTTTCTTGGAAGCTCCTGCGTAGAGATTATATGCATCAAGTAGTGTACTTATAGCGGATTCAAACGTTGTTCCTGCCGTTCTGCTGTATGATTCTATGATGATATCACAAAGATATGCAAGCTCACCTTCGCAAGTGACTGACTTATATATCTCACCTTCGGTGCTCATGAAATCGCTTGCGGAGTACACGCGACCTTTAAAAATCCGTTCATTGTTTCGCCGATCAGTCACGTCTATGATCGTGAGCATATCCTCTAGGCTGTTGTATCCGGGGTTGTTAGGAAAAATCGTAAACCCAAATGTTGGGATAGCGTTGACATACTCCTTGATCGTGCCGTCTTTTATCTGCGCGTTCGGATCAAGCTTGCCGTGTATGGCGACTGTATCGCCGTTTAATGTTGATAGTACTTTATACACGCGATCACCGCCGTTCCTTGGCTGTGCAGTACTGCAGCTTTGACGGCTCGCTCTTTACGCCGCTGACAATCAGCCCATCGCCGACGACTAGAGGGAAACTTGCTATATTTGCAGCCACTCCGTTGATAGTAAGTGTGGGTTCTCCCTCGGATATAATCCGCATACTGCTTGTTGAGGGCACGGAATTTTTTGCGAAGCTCTGAACATCATCGCTGACCATCCAGCTCGAATGCTTTATAATGCTTTCGAGCTGTACTTCGGTATAGCTGTCATAGTCGAGTCCCCAGATCTGTACGCTTACCGTTGTATCAGCCTCTTGATAGAGATAGTAATAGCTGACATCTTCTTTTATTGCTACGCATCCCTGCGGATCCTCCATTGTAACTGTCATACCGCTCATTTTCTTCGGCATGAGATACCACTTCGGCGCATTTGCCGTCGGCATCTCAGCAACAGCGTAGTGTATACCGGATTGCGGTGCAGGAGTCTCGAATGTGACGGTAAGGCTTGAGAATCCGCCCGAGCCAAAACTTTTGAGTCGTGCCAAAACGTAGGAATTCTGATGCTCTGCAAACAGATACGTTGCAGCATCTGAGTTAGGCGTGAAGTTAACGCAGTCTATCAGTTTTCCAGAGAGACTTCTCATGTACGGAGCGGCGGTGAATTCCGCGGTGATCTGGGCCTTGTTTTCGTTGGACGAATAAAAGGTCAGGTCTCCCATGCCCATATATGCAACACCCGTGAATTTCCAATGGCTGTAATCGGTGTCGTACAGCTCAGTGTCGGTAACTTCTCCGAGCCAGTTGTCGAGCTGCCTTGCTTTTTCTACAACGTCAGACCTTGTATGCCCGCTGATTATAAACGTGTATCTGAGCGACCTGTCGTCATAGATCAGTTTGCCGCTCATGCGCGAGTAGTCGTATGAGCCGTCCATAAACGGCACTGTTTCACGCAGTATACGAGGCTTGGCAAGCTCCACTGCGGTGTTGGTATCTGTGCCCTGCCCTATCAGCACACCGAAGTCTTCGAGAGACCACTTGCCGCCGAACTTTATCTGTCTATAAGAGTTATATCTTATCATGCGTGCCCCCTTGCTTCTCCGACTGTCCGGTTCCCGAAGATGCTATCAAGATAGGGTGCCTGATTTTCGGCGATCTGCCGTCCGTCAAGGTACGATTTGGTAACGATAGTCTCGGGCATTTTAACGATTACTTCCTGCTTCGCGGGAGGTGTCGGTGTCAGCAAACTTTTTGCAGTTGACTGCAAACCGCTCTTTGCGGCGCTTGCCGACGCCATGCTCTCTTTGATGCTTTCGGCAAACCCCTGCGGAGCTTTTAAGCCCGCTTTATTTACTGCTTCGACCGCTTTGATCGCGTCCTCAGCCATCTGACGAGCCGCCTTCTGCACCGCTGTCTCCTTGTCCTTGAAGCCGAGAGCGTAACCTTCGCCGGCATAGTCACCGAGCTGGTTAAACTTCTTGGACGGCGAATTGCTGTCCTGAGTAAGCTCGACCTCTGCCATAGCTGCTTCTACCATAGCCTTAACAGCTTCCTTCAGCTCCTGGAGCTTGTTCGGGTCGGAGAATGCTGCTATGTAGCCGTCTATACCGTCTATGCCAAGCTGATTAAATGTTTCAGCCATCTGTGGGCTGTTTTCCTTGATAGTTCCTATTATCTCACCTATCTTGGTGTTGGTCTCTTCCTTTGCCGCTTCCATCTGATGTTCTGCGACCTCGGCGGCTCTGCTGTATCCGTCAGCCCACTGATCTGCATACTGTTTGCGAGTGTCCTCGGGTACGCTGAAAAGCTGATTTATCTCATTGAGAGATTCGGGGCCAGCGTCCTTTAGGTGCTGGATATACTTATCATTGACACCTTCCTCAGTGAGCTTGTCTATCTTAGCCTGCCAGTCATCCAGCTTCGATGTGGTCTCGTTAAGCGCCGCCCACATGGAGTTCATCGACAGATCCTCTTCCTTGACCGTTACCGAGCCCTCAAACCAGCTCTGCAAAGCTCCCTTGCGGGATTCCAGTTCCTTGTTATAAGCGTCTACAAGCTCATATACTTCATCAAGTGCAGGCTCCAAGTCCTCGCTGATATAGAAGGCTTCGGTCAAAGAGTTGTGCGTGCTGTCGGCTTTAGCGGCGGCTGTGTCCATAGCCGAGCCGACCTGATCGGCAGCGCCTGCAATAGCTTCGGCATCTTCGGGTACAGTAACGCCCGCTTCGCCCATCTTCTCACGGATATTGTCGATAGAGCCTGTCGTATCATCAAGAGCCGCCTTAGCCGATATCTGAGCCGCTTGCAGGTCTCCCATGCCAAGATCGAGATTGTCTATCTCAGACTGTACTCCCTCCATAGATGCGGCAAGCTCTTGATTCTTGGTAACAAGGCGAGTATATTCTGCTTCCCTCTCCTCAGTCCAGTTGCCGGCAGAGATTTCTTTGTCAAGCTCTAATATCCTTTCGGCATTTCGATTATAAGCGGCAGTATAAGAGTTCAATCGATTCTGTGCTGATGCCCGCTTGCCCTGTGCTGCTTCGACAGCCTTGACAGCCTTTTCATGAGCTTCCTCGGCTTCCACCTGCTCCTCAATAATCTTTACAAGACGGTTCTTGTATGCTTCCGCTTTTGCTTCCTCGAAATAGCTATCTACGAGTCCATCGACTGCATCACGGGTCTTGTTCAACTTACCTGTCTGCTCGTCATACTGAAGATTCAGCCCCTTAACAGAGTCGTTCAGCTCGTCAACGATAGCGGACATTTCGGCTTTCTGCGCCGCATCCTTCCCCTGCACACTATCAAGATCATAGAGACGGTCTACAAGTGCCTGCACCTGTTTCTCGTTGTCTTCTATCGCCTTGGTGCTTTCTTCGTAATCTTCACGGCTCTCGCTCATTTTCTGAGCAAGCTTGTCAACGTTGTCGATGACTTTCTGCTGCTCGGCGGTAAACTCGGCATAGCTTTCCGATGTCTCGTCTATGAGTGAGGTCTGCAAGTCAATATATGATTTGAGACCGACTGCAAGTGCCGCAACCGCGGCGGCTGCAAGTACATAAGGGTTAGCAAGCGGCACCGACGCCGTAGCTTCGGCAAGCGTTTTGCCCTCTGCAAGCAAGCCGTTCACTTTTTCGAGCGCTGCGATGCCCTTATTTATCAGCATAGCGCCCTTATATGCGACAAATGCTGCTGTAAGAGCCTTGACAGCTATCTCAACGTTAAAGATGGTGTCAGCATCTTCGCCCATTTCCTTTCTGAGCGTCTGATGCGCTGCATCTACTGCACCTTCGAGGCCTCCCTTCCCGAATGCGTCTGTCATGGCGGATATTGTCTTGGTGCCTATCTGAGCGTACTTTCTGAGGCTCGGCGTGAGCTTGTCCGATATAGCTATCTCTGCGCCCTCGATGGCGGACTTCATGATGGTGACATCGCCTGCGAGGCTATCTATGCTGACGTTCGCCATATTCTCGGCAGCTCCTGCGGAGTTGTCGATCGCCTTTGACAGCTTCTCGAAGTCTGCGGGCGCGGCATTGACGATCGCGAGAAGACCGCTCATGCCCTGCTGACCTGCAAGCATCTTAGCATACTGCGCCTTTTCGGCTTCGGTGAGATTGGCAAATGCTTTTCTGGTGTCTCCCATGACGTCACGCAGAGATCTCATATTTCCTGCGCTGTCGGTGAGGGATATACCCAGATCGGTCATTGCCTTGCTGCTGTCCTTGGTAGGCGCTGCGAGCTTAGACAGCCAACCCCTCAGAGCTGTACCCGCGGCAGATGCTTTGATGCCGCTGTTAGCCATCAGCCCGATAGCGACAGACACATCTTCCATGCTGTACCCGAGTGCCCCCGCTACGGGTGCGGCATATTTGAAGGTCTCGCCCATCATCTCGACGTTGGTGTTGGCATTTGATGATGCTGCCGCCATTACATCTGCAAGGTGCCCCGCACTCTCTGCACCGTATCCCATAGCCGTGAGGGCATCTGTTACGATGTCTGATGTGGTCGCCAGTTCCGCGCCGCTTGCGGCTGCGAGATTCAGCACCCCGTCAAGACCTTCAAGCATCTGCTTATCGTTCCAGCCCGCCATTGCCATGTAGTTGAGAGCTTCGGCGGACTGCGAGGCGGAGAACTTAGTTGACGCTCCCATCTCCTGAGCGTAATCGCGGAGTGCCTTATATGTGCGTGAAGCTTCGGAACTGCTGTCGTTAAGCTGCTCCTTGGTGTAGCCAAGGGTAGCCATGACTTTTTTCATGGAGCTGTCAAACTCCATCCCGGCATCTACGGATGCTTTGCCTACGGCGAGGATAGCAGCTGTAAGCGCGGCTACCACCTTGACGGCGTCCTGCACGTCGCTCTTCAGCTCGTTTTTAAACTCGCCGATCTCCTTGCTTGCATCATCGGCGGCATTGCCAACGTCCTTGGTTGCTTTTTCAGCTGCTCTGAGTCCGTCTGCGCTCTTATCGGCAGAGTCGCCGGTCTCTTTCAGCTGATGCTCGAAGTCTATAAGCTGCTTACGGGTCTTCTCGACCTCTCGCTCGTACTCTCGGTACTGCTCGGGACTGATCTCGCCTTTCTTAAACGCTTCGTCAACCTTTTCCTGAGCATCTTCGAGCATATGAAGCTTGTCGGCACTTTCCTTGATAGCCTTCTGTAGTACTTCCTGCTGCTGCGCGATCAGCTTAGTATTGCCCGGGTCGAATTTCAATCCCTTTTCGACTTCCCGCAGCTCTCGGCGGGTAGCGCTGAGTGCCTTGTCAGCATTATCCAGTGCCTTGGTAAGCCCGCTGGTGTCACCGCCGATCTGGACGGTAATGCCCTTTATTGTCTTCTTTGCCATTATCCGTCACTCTCCCATTCTTCGAGCGATCTTATATATGCGTTGTATCGCTCGTCTGATACCTTACCCTCCTTGTGCATACGTTCCAGGGCGGGAAGGTTGGCTTTCATGATGTTGTACTGCTTTTCGGGATCGGCTGCTTCTTTGCCCCCTGCCGCCGCAGTCAGACGGCTTTTTTCCATCAGCATATTAATTGCCATGCCATACGTTATATCGTGCATATCCCGTATAGTCGCGCCTGTGCTGAGCAGCATCACGACAAGCTCCTCGATGGATACGGAGCCCTCGTATTTATCGACACTGCTCTTTACCCGTTTTTTCGGTCGGGTTTTAACGTTGACAGGTAAATGTTCGACACCGTTTTTATGATATCGGGCATATCTGCACCCTCGATCTCGCTGAGCCAGTCTGCAAATGGAGGAAGCTCACCGCTTCCCTCCTCGGCGAGTACATAGAGTGCTTGCAGATATATGATCCTGCCATCTATGTTATCATCGGGATCCTTTGATTTAAGCAGGCCGTCTGCACGCGAAAGATCGCCGAGCATATCATGACCGAACTCTGCTTTGTATGCTATCTGCGTATATAATGACGCTTTAAGTGTGAGCGTCTTATTGCCTAGGTTATATGTTTTTTTCATGATTTCCCCGCGTGTATAAACAAATAAAAACACTTGCCGCCCCTGCCCCATTGAAGCAGGGGCGGTTTCGTGCCCTTTAGGAAGTTTAATATGAGTGAACTTGAACGCTTATTCTTCGACGATGACTGTGCAGGTGTCGCTATATGTTACGCCGTCAACAGTGATCTGCACGGTGACAATAGTATTGCCTACCCCTTCCGCTGTTATAGTGCAGCCTGCCGTATCGATCGTCGGTATTGCTGTAGCAACGTTTGAGTCTGCGGCTACAGCCGTAAGGTGGATGCTTGTTATATCCTCGGGAACGGTTACAGCTGATAAAGTGACCTGATCACCGTCTTTCATGACGATCCTGTGCTTTTCGAGCTCGATCATCGGCGTGATCACGCCGGAAGGCTCGGGAATGGATGTGAGCTTATCCTTGCCGTGGATCTGATACCTTACGAGCTTGTCCGTAGGCCTGGGTGACGCTACGAGCGGATACTGCGGGAACTCGTGCTCGAAAGCTCCGCCCTCTGCGGTCTTGCCGCTGTCTGACGGTCTGCCGGATGCCTGACAGTAGTAGTATACCGATATGAGCCCGACACCGTCCGGGGTATCCTCATGGATTATAAGCGCATGATAGGGATACTCTTCGGCGTTTGCATACTCGGCGATACCGTTGTCGTCCTTGACCTCGTTGAGCCAGTCCTCACGAAACTGCTCGTCGAAGATAGACAGCAAGGTGAGGTTAATATCGTAACCGTCGTTTACGGTTTCGCCATACACAGCGATACTGTCGGCATGGATCTTCTGGCTTTCGCCTCTCGGATCCGCGCTGTACTCTCTGCCGCCTGCAACGTCGGACACGAGGTATCGCACATCACCATAGGTCAGAGTCCCTGTCTGAGCGTTATAGGTGGCAGGTGCGTAGGCTACATTTGTAATGCCATTCTTTAACTTAGCCATGTTTATCTCTCCTTTATGATTTATTTTTTATTATCCGTTCACAGACGGATTCGTACTCTTTGTTTAACCATTCTTGAGATTGTTCGATGTGAGGTTGAGCTTTTACCTCATACCCGGGCGGGTCGGGTTGGTGTGTGAAGCCTTTTTCAAGTAAATGGGTAAGCCGGTATTCGTCGTTCCCGGAATACACAACAAACCTAAATCTTCGATTGCCGCCGAATTTTGTTATTTTCCAGCTTCTGAAATAGTCGCCTGTATCCCTGGGTGCCATAGATTTAAGCATCTTCCTTGCATTTTTAACGCAAGAATTTGCTTCTGCAAGCATTTCCTCGCCGATGCCGTTACAGTATCTGTGAAGTTCTTCCATTAGCTGATCTGCGAAATCCTTAGCCAATCTCGACAGCTCCTTCCGCAAGCTCATAGGTCGTGATCCACGCCCGCTGCCTGCCGCCTATCCACCGTGAGGTCTTTGAGAAAGCTATACCGTGAGATGTGAGGATGTCTTCGACGTGTCTTTCTTTTTCAAAATCGCTCTTGGCGTGGACAAGATGCAGGATCGCCCACTCGGACGATGCTATGACTATACTATCAGCGCAGACCTGATCGTGATCCTTTTCCCATGCTATATAAGGCAGTTTTGCTTCTGCGCGGAAGTCTCCTTCGCTGTAGCTGTAGCCGATCTCATCGAGAAGTTCAGTCAGCTTCATGGTATCGTCCCTCCCTGATCTCTTCAAGCGTCAGCTGCCAGCACTCCGGCATAGTGTCTTTGATCTTCTGGACTTGCAGTATGTTGTACTGCGTGCCCTCGATGATAACTATGTCGTTGGACAGCGGCTCAGCTGTCGTCGGCACCCTTACGACCTTATCAGCTCGGCGTTGGAACTCGTATGCTTCAAAAAAGCGTTTGGATCCGACAGTGCGGTTGTCGAACCTTATCCCACCTTGCACGAGTGATATGGTGTCGTCCTCTGCTATGGTGTTAAGCGACAGGATACCATCGTTAAACGTCTGTATCTTCCGCTGCATAGCTTGCCGCCTGCCTTCCTGCTCTGAGCATTATAAGCTCAGAGGAATAGTTTGCCTTGAATTCTGCGAAATTATGGTTCCAGATATAAAGGCAGCAGTCAAGGAGCAGCTGCGCTTCTGCGGTCGTTTCGTCAGTGAAGTCTACCGTCTCTCCCGCATAGCTGTTAAGTGTGCTTTCAGCTCGCGAGAGTATGTCCTGCACCTTTTTGTCGGTGTCAGGGTCGCTCCACGTTATATCAAGATAATTCTTGATTGTATCAAGCTGCATTGCCACTGCTCCCCTTTCTTGCTTATTCTGTCTGACAAGTCAGCCCCGAAAGATCGAAGGTCTGTGTGGTCGTTCTTGTTCCGTCTGTAGATACTATCTTGAACACCTGAGTGTCCTTATCGGTTACCTTGAATACTCCGTTCATATCGGGATCGCCGATAAGCTCAACAAGACCGCTGCTCTCAGACGGGTCAAGACCTACCATAACCGAAGTGGCTCTCTCATCGATATCCGAGAATTTGAGTACGAGGAAATTTCCTGCGCCCCATTTGTCAGTTATCGCGTTGGATTCGCTCATATACTTGAGTGTACCTGTGATAGCGTTATCGGACACGCTGATGCCTGTCTGCATATCACTGGTTCTTACGCCGAATACGTTACGGCTCGCGGTCTCGGCTGCTACCGTGAGCCCACTCAAGGGTTTTCCGATCCTCCGTTGTTTACGTTCACGGTGTAGAATGCGGGCGAGAGACCGGAAATGTCAAGTCTCAGGAATGCATTATTGTCCTTTGCTCTGCCGGTCGCGTGCGCCTTGATCTTATAAGTTCGGAGGTCATCGAGGAAGGCGAACTCGTCACTGTACTCGATCTTGCCATTCTTGCCAGTGCCGACGCCCATGAAATAGCGCTTACCCATACCGAGCACGGCTTCGCCGGTATCTACAGCGGAAGACTGGATAATCTTGGTCGGGTAGGGCAGCACGTCATTGACATACTTACCGTCGGGAGTCTGCACGGTAGTTGCAGGCATTACGACCTTGAAGTAGTCGAGAGGATTGACAACCATGATAAGGCCATCAACCGCTCTGTATCTGGGATCTTCGCCTTCGTCGACAGGCACGACGGTCAGCCGAGAAATAAGGTCGCCGTAGCTTGCGGGCGAGAAGTCGACAACAGGGATAGCAGTCTTTTTACTGTACTTTCCTTCTCCATCGGTGCCGCCGTCGATATCCATGATCATGCCGATAGGCATATCTTTGCCGTGACCTGCAATTGCCCCTGCCTCAAAGCCTACTGCGAGTGAGTCGGTAAGGATAACACGGATATATCTATCGACCCATGCAGGTCCGAGGTCAAGCATATCCTTTTCCGTCTGGAAAAATGCAGACAGCTTGGCGAGGCCAAGAGTCAGAACATCGATAGATCCTTCAAGCTCCTTAGTGATTGCGGAGCCAAGCTTGCCCCACACCGCAGTCTGAGTGCCCTTCTTGTTGATGATCCACTTGGTCAATGCTGTGGTGTTAATAAAGTCGATAGCACCCAGCAACGGGTGAGCCTGCACCATATCCTCCATAACGACATCGATAATCGTCTCGGGAAATGCCTGCTCGATGTTAGCGACTGCCGCCTTGGGGTTGGAGGACTTCATTGCCTCGATCAGCGTGGTGTAATACTGAGTCTCTTCCGAGGTCAGTGCGTGAGCACCACGAGCTGCAAGAATACTGTTATCCATGCTGCTGACAAGTCCTCTCGCCTCGTTCATAACGAGGTCGTGACTGTATGTCTGCCACTCGGTCAGCGCTTCCTCCAGTGCCTTGGGGTCGTTGCCCCTGACCGAATCGGAGATCTTATTAAGGATCTCAGTTTTGCGTTCAGCGAGCTTTCCGAAATCAATTGCCATTTTCATACTCTCCTTTTCATTCGATTCTGTATAAAGCTTTCAAACACGCTCATAAGAGCAGTATTATCGGTTCCTTCCGCCTTGTCTTCGGCGGGCTTCTTCGGCTGAGGCTCGGGGCGATTTTTATAACGCGCGTAAAAATCGGAGACTGCCGCTGCCGCGGGCTCAGCCTCTTCGACCTCGACCTTGAAATAATCAACCGCCGTCTTGCCGGTAAGCCATGTCTCGGCTGCAAGAGCGTTCCTGAGCTGCTTTTCCGTCTTGCTCTCTACCAGCTTGGTCTTGTATATCTCAACGATACTGTCCTCGGCTGTATCGAGCATATCGCAAGCCTTGAGCAGATCGTCAGAGTTGCCATATGCCAATGTCCACGGCTTATGTATCATCATCTGAGCGTACTCGGGCATGATGATCTTGTCGCAGCCGCAGGCGATAACACTTGCTGCCGATGCTGCAATTCCGTCGATGTGAGCGACAGTCTCTCCCACATGGCGCTTGATGATGCTGCATATCGCGAGCGCTCCGAAGACGTCACCGCCGCCCGAGTTGATATATACATCTACGGGCTTGTCCTTGTCAAACCCTGCGAAGATATCAACTACATCCTGCGGACAGGTCTCGTCCTTCATCCACTTGCTCCACTGGTCTCCGACGATATCGCCGTAGATATAGAGTTTCTGGTCTTCGGACTTGATCTCTCCGATCAGCTCGCCCTTCGGGTTTTTAAACTTATATTCAGGCATTTTCCTCACCTCCTGCCGTCTCGATCTGTTCATAGTTCTTGGTGATATAGTGCTTTTGGCTCCATTCCTCACCGAGTGCGTGATCTCCGAGCTTGATCCTCAGCTCGTCTATGCTGTACATACCGTCGGAGATCAGCTTGTCTATATTAGCCGCAAGCGCAAACACGTTGATATGTTCGAGCGCTGCGGTGTCTATCTTTATGTACTTCTGCTCGTCGATGATCTGTTCGGGAGCGTAGTTTCGTGCCGTGAGCATATCACCCGCCGCTTTTGCAAGCGGATCTATGCAGGCTGTATATGTCAGCTTCATTGCTTCCTCAATGCCCGCTATATCTCCCGATATCAGCGCAGGAGATACGCCGTAAGCCTGAGCCGCCCGCTTGACGGCATCGTCAAAGAGAGCTTTATATTCGCTCGCACGGCTCGTGGACTTCTGCGACGCTGTTACGGGATTGTACTTCATCCCGGAGAACAGCGGCAGAACCGCGTTTTTGTTCTTGAAAAAGTCCTTGAAATAATCTTCCATTAGGGCCTTGAAGTCCTTCTCGAAGTCCTTGTCATTCCGAGCCATTGCAGGCACTTCCAGAATGCCCTTACTTGCGCCTTCGTTCAGCACCCCTGCTGCCGCACTCCGCACCAACTCCGAGTAACCAGACAAAACGCCTGCCACTATTGCGCGGTCCTTGCCTGTTGCTCGCTTGATGTAGAATGCGTCTTTAGCGTTATACGAGCCAAAGTCAAAGTCATTTCTTGTCACGCTTCGGAAGGTCGTGCCGAATACCACATACTCGTCTTTTGTGAAATTCTCTGCTATAAAGAGATCATCGTTCCAAGGGACTATAAGCACCTCTCCGAAAAGCAGCAGTCTTTCCCAAAACTCACGCCAGAACTCAGCTTTGGTCTGATTGCGGTTCGGGAGCACGTTGAGCTTGTACCAGAGGTAGCTTTTTTCGGGTTTTCCGCCATTGTATGTGCGATACTCACAGGAAGCAAGAAGCTGAGCGATAAAAGAGACCACGGTTTTCAGGGCGAAGGCTTCGATCATCGCACTCTGCTGCTCGGAGTCGAAGCCGACATTGACTTCGATAGTCTTCTTCTCGTCCAGAAAATTCCTGAAAAACGTTTTGATCCCCATTTTCTCACCTCCTGAGTGTCAGTATGTATACACTTTTGTCTCGACTGCCGTCGGAAGTCCGCCGTCGATCATCTTTCCAGCACGAATTGCCTTGTTTTTGCCGCATTTACAGGCGACTATTGCCATAAACGGGTCAGTCTTTCGGCTTTTCGGCTCGATCTTGCCATAGGTCGTGTTGCCGTTTTTTGACGTGATGAGCTTGGCGTTCCATGCAGCCCATCTTGTCAGAGGATCATCGCCCCAGACCATACGGTGATTGTTGAAGTCACTCGTTATCGAGGGTATCATCTGCATTTGATCGGACGGACGTATGAGCATGACGTTCTCGTAGCCCTTTTCGTCGCTCATGTAGAGATATTCGAGGATGGATTTTCGTAAAAGCGTGTAGCGGTAGTTATCTATGCCGAGCACTGTTATCCTTGCATTGAGCCGTGCCGCCGTCTGGGCGAGCCAGAACACGGGCAGATCGGGCGGGATCTCCAGTGCGTCAACAAAAGTAAGCAAGCCCGCTGCTTCCCACTGCTCCAAAGGAGCCTTTATCCTCGGAAGATCGGGACTGCGGCGGCAGACCCAGGTATGCTTCAAGTAAACGAGCTCGTCATCGACCTCAAATTCCAAAGCCGCGGAAATAAAGTCCGTGGTCTTAGCGTAGTCTATGCCCGCTGTGCAGTTAAGACCTACAAGCCTGCTTTCGTCTATCGGGCGGTTGGTTGCCTCGATGTTTTCCCAGCTCGTGACCTCGCCTTCTATGTGCTTCGGGCGGAAATTCATTCGCTTGGTCGCAAATGAGCTGTTAGCTATGGGATTCTGTCGATACTGGATATATTCCTGCTCCATCTGGTACATCAGGTGAGGGAAATATCTCAGCGACGGATTTGCCATATGCCAGCATCGCTTATCGTGAATCTGCTTTTCATCCTCGACTCGGCATATAAACGGCAGCATACCGCCGTCGTCTATCTCACCTTCGAGTATCTGACGGCATATCTCCATGAGATCATCGAAAGGGCCTTCTCTGACTTCACCGTTGGTCGAGATTATCGTTCGACGCGGCAGCCTCTTCTTACCAAGGCCTGTGACTGCAACGTTTATAAGCTTATAGTCCTTGTAGGCGTGATATTCGTCGAAGTCTACCTTACCCTGCCTTCCGCCATCCTTGGTGTCGGCATTAGAGGTTCGATATCGAAAGATCGAAGCTGTTTTCAGGTTCCGGATCTCTTCTTTGTTCCAGAAAAAGTATTTCTTCCAGAACTTAGGTTTGCTTTCGAGGATGTTATAAACGTCTGTCCAGCTCGCCTTTGCCTGGTCTTCACTTGTAGCGAAGATGTCAATGTTGTATTCGGGTACGCCATTGACTGGTGTGAGAAGGCTAAAGTCTTCAAAGCTAAGATAGCCGTTTTTACCGGATCCGCGCCCTACAACGATGATAAGCACCGGGAAGCGGAGCTGGCCATCAGCACGATACAGGCAGTTATGAAGCGCAAAGCAAAACCTTTCCCAAGGAAAGAGCTCGTAAGGGAAATACTTTTCGTTGGAAAGATAGCGTTCAAGCTGCTCCTCGTCGAGATATGTGCCTTCTTCTTCGAGAGCTCGTTCGACCAGTTCGCAGATCTGAAGCTGCTCAGTGCATACAGGGTATTCGCCATGTCTTACGATGTCGATATATGCCTGTATGTGCTTGTTCATCATGTCACCTCATTGCAGTCAACTGCAAAAACCGTTTACAGGTCGGCGTTAACATCCGAGTCGTCGGGATCAATGACCGTGGACGGCGCAAGTTCCAACTTGTTGAGGATGGCAAGCTTCTGCTTGTTGTACAACATCGCCAACTTGACCGACGGGTTCTCTCGCTTATAAGGTTTTCCGGTCGAGGAGACCGAGTCAATCATGATCCCGTTCTTGCGGACATCCGCCTGCATTTTCTTTTCCTGCTGAAAGTAAAAAACATAATCGTCTATGAGCCCGCGATTGAGCTCAATGTCAGCGCCGCGTTCGCGAAGCTGACCGAGTAGTGAGTCCTTGACCGACTTAGCTGATGGCATCCCGCCGCCTCCTTTGTGGCAAAAAATTCTCACGCACGCGCACGCGAGCCGACTTGGGTTAGGTGGTGCTCGGTCGGGAGCGCCTGAAAATTTTTCGTTTTTTTGACCCGGGGGTACTACCATCGCTCGTCGTTGGTGTAGCCTTTGGGCTTTGCATAGATCCCCCGCTCATGGATGCGCTCGTGACAATCGTGACACAGTGCCATAAGATTGCTCTGCTCATATGCGAGCTCAGGCGCATTGCGCAGGAACTTGATGTGATGTGCAGTCGTTGCCTTGGTGAGCTTGTGATTTTCCTTGCACATCTGACATTCTCCATGTGCCGCCTTTTTAGCTTCGCAGGCAGTCGCCTGCCATTCGGATGATCCGTAAAAGAGGTGGATCTCTCCGCGCTTATAAAGCTCTCTGATCTGTTCGGGCGAGTAATACATGATGCGCTCCTTTGCGAACAAGAAAAGCACGTTCCATCTATGGAGCGTGCTGTGACTCATTCGCTTGACCGAAAGGAAGATCTCTGCATGGATATTGCTCCATGCTTTAATTTTAACATAAAAAAACCGAACAAAACGAACAAACCGAACAAAATTTCTAGCGGATTCCACGCGCAATTAAATACCTTGCTGCTATCATGCGGCAATTATCGGCAGAATTATTTGTCTCAACGGAGATCCTGACCCAGGAGAGCCCGTCTATGTACCTGTAAGCAAAGATATCATGTGTCAGGGCATCAGCAATGCCGGCGATAAAGGCTTCGACCTCCGTCACCGTGATCTCGTCTGTGCTGTTTCCCCTGCCTGTCCGCAGGCGCTGGGCACTGTACGGGTAGGCTTTGAGCATCTGTTTCGTTATCATCGTATCTCTCCTCTCAGATATTCAGCTTGGTATCTTTGCGGTACATGATCGCATAGATATAATACAGCCCTGTTTCGTCGCGGTAGTAAGTCTCGCAGTCTGCGAGTATGTAGTCGGGATGCATAGCACGCAGGACTTTCTCCGCGGCGTTCTCCTCGACCATGCTGCGGACAGCACGCTTGCTGTACTTATGGTCGTTTGTCCTCGGCTGCGGGCGAACGCAGTTGCGGGAACAGCTCCAGGAGTGACGGCAGCTGCCCTCTTTGTCTCCGCCTTCCTGCTTGTCCTTGGTGAAGTACCGAGCCAGACCTTTGAGTCCATCGGCTGAGAACTGCAACGGCTTGCAGTCCACATAGCCCTTGCCCCACAGTTCGGCTATCAGTGCAGGCGTTATGCCCTCGCCGCTGATGACGAGGTGTATGTGATATCTTCCGCTGCGGGAGCCGCGCTCTATGATCTTGACATACTTAGCCTTGTCAAGACCTTGCGATGCTCTGCGGCGGTTGAGCTTGTCGATGAAGTATCTCACATCACGTCTGACCTGCTCTTCCGAATCGGGCACCGACTTGTAGCTCAGGGTCACATAGTAGTCCTTGGTCGTGAAATTCGCAACAAGGATCCTGTTGACCTCGTTCTCTCTGTTCTTCTGGTTGATTCTCTTGACTGCATCCTTGCTCGGGCGATTCCTGCGGCGGCGACCGTCCGAACGGCGGCACTCGAAGACGGGATAGATGTTAAGCTCAAGGTAATCTCCTGCACGGAATCTCTGCTCTCTGATCTTTGCTCCCATCTGCTCCGTCTCCTCTCCGACTCCTGCTTGCCGTTACGCAATATACTAATACCCATTACGAGCTCTCAGGTGCGCCCGAAGGCGCACTTTTTTTGAGCTGTACTATTATAATATATAAAGGGGCTTATCTGTTATCTGTACTTGTCCATATACTGTCCGTAACTGATCCCGAGCTTTTCGGCAGCCTTGACAGCTTCGGCGATGCCGATCGCACCTCTTGCTTTGCGTTTTTGCTCTCGCTTCTTGGCTGCCTTAATTGCTGCCTGCCGATCGCGGAAGTGCTGCCTGTCTGTTTTCTTTCCTTCGTTTCTCATGTGTTTGGCACATGAAGTGCAGTATCTGCGGTTGCCCGAAGTCTTTTCGATGTATGCCCCGCATATCTTGCATCTTAGCTCACGGTCTGCCTTGCAATCGGGGCAATACAAAGAAAACGGGTCATCGCTTATATATGTAATGCTGCATTTGGTGCATTTCTTTTGTACGGGAAAAACTCTGCTCGCCTCGCAGCTTTCGCAGAGATCCTTGTATTCGTATTCCGACTCGAATATTTCTCCGCACTTCTGGCAGATGTTTATATAATTATCGGACATTTTTATTGCCTCCTTTATCAAGCTCGGGATTGTCGTATATGTTGCCGATGATTTCAGCTGTAAACTCATCAGTACGTCCCTTCGATGCACATTTCAAAATTGATGAATTGTCCCAAGCTGTTGCTTCTTGTCTTTTTCTATAACGTACTCCAAAACCGCCAATTTCATCAATCCATACAATAATGCCTACGAATTTAGCGGAGTAAGCTGTGCCTTTGACAATGTCTCCCTCGAAGATCTTCACGCCATTCTTGTCGGTCAGACCGGTGTATTCGCCGACCGTTTCGGGAATAACCCAGCCTCCGTTCTCACCATGTGATTCGCTGTATATTTCCATTTCGTCATCACAGGTGAGCAAATCGCCGTAAGCCCATTCTCCGTTATCGACCCGCTTTCCGCGGAATAGTATTTCACGCATTGTCTTCGTCCTCCATGTTCATTTTTGCACCGCAGTGCGGACAGTGCTTTGTGAGTACTCTATGCACTCTATATACATTCATCGGTGCGTCCCCACCACAGTTGCTACAGACGAATTCGCCCATAAGCGGCGTCCATACTGCGCCTTCCTCATCTTCCTCGGCGTTCTCGTACTCCGCCAGTTTGACATAGATTTTGTTCTCTTCGGCTACCTCAAAGCCGCCCGCTTCCATGCGGGTGATGATATCTTTCAGGACGGCGGCTCTTTTTCTGTCGGTAAGTCGTTCCATTTAATCACCGTCCATTCCTTGCCACCAATCGGAATAATCGGGCGTTGGTGGCGGGTAAAAACTTTTGGGGTCGTCGGACCAATGTACATATTTACAGTTATTCGGTTCTTCATCGGGTTTTACAATTTTTATCGTAAATTTATACATTTTCCTACCCGTTATTTCGTCATTCGTTTCAGCCATATCAAATATACGATTGTCATAAATCGCTTTTGCAATCATATCGCGAACGTTACGTTCGGCATATTCTCTCTGTATATCAATCGGAATGTTTTCGCGTTCATCAGGCGCGGGTGCTATCCCCCGTAATGTTACAACTGGACGCTCTCGGTAAATGATCGGCAGTTCGCTCAAATGCACATAGCCACCTAATTTGCGAATTAACCACGCTTTGAATTTGTTCATTTAATCACCGTCCATCGTTTCAGTTCTCCATCATATATACTGCACCACAAATCCACCCATACAGCGCACGGTTGTGTAGCTTCTCACAGTTCTTCATGTCGCACCTCCGAACGTGATTTTGTTCATCGCCCTGAACGGATGAACAGTGTAGTCTATCTTCTTTCGGTTTTCCTCGAGGACTATCCTGTCATTCTCGCGGCATCTGTCGCATTTCTTACGCTTGCTGTCTATCGGTATCGGTGTGCAGCACTGGAAGCAATAGCCATATCCTCTTTCTTCCATCGGTATTTTCCCGATCTCCCTTGCTTTCTCCCGATGCCGTTCTCTGTCTTTCGCTCGGCATATGCCACAGGTGTTTTTTCCTTCATTAGCATTACGCTTGCCGCAGATGATACATATTCCATTATTGCGCCACTCTTCGCGCTTAACTCTTATGTACTCACGCATTTTTGCCTTGTCTGCGTCTGAGAGCACCCGCTTTCGGTTGGCTTCGAGTTGCTTTCCCCAACATTCAAGACATAGCAGCCTTCCTCGCTCTGCACTACGCTGACCGCACTTGACGCATATGCCGTGCGCCTTGTACCACTCATACCTCTCCTTTTGCTTTTCGTAACTGTACACACCCGCTCACCTCCGCTTGATACTTCCTCAGCGCTTCCAGCCCCGCCTTAGCGTCATTCTGCTCGGCGAGGGTTGCTGTCCTCTGCTTCTTTGTGATCGTCTTTAGCCAATCGTACACGTCCTTCTTCGACGCTTCGATCGTGTTGCCTGTATACTGCTCTGCCCACTCTATAGCATCACTCAGGTTACACTGTGACCATGCGGTCATAACGCGGGCTATTCGCATTTCCCCGAAGCCAAAGTCGTAGTGGAGAACCAGCATAGACAGCAAGATGTTGTCTATCATGTCGCCCCGTGCGTCTTTTACGCTGTATATCCACTCTAAATCTTTCGGTGCAAATCCTGCCTGACAGTCGAGGACGTTGACCGCTCGGCTGTATGTGATGTACGGTGCGTCTTGCAGAAGCTTGTTCATGCGGTACTTCCTGACCTCGGGATCGTGATCTCCACACACATACTCGACAGCTTCAACGTACTTGTTCCAGTACTCACAGGTTTTCTTCTTCCCGAAACCCTCATCTTTGAGGACGTACAGCAGGCGGGCAAAGTGTATGCCCGCTACTGTCAGTATCTTGTCCATCGCTTCAACTCTGGCTTTCTCCTTGAAGAGTGGGTTTTTCGTGCAGTTCATCTTCTCCCTCCATCCTGTCAAGCTGTCGCCTGAGCTTATAACACGTTATATCATGCTTGAGGCTGCACTGTTCTCTGCTCATAACGGTTATAAACTGCTTTAGCATGATATCTACGTCTGCGATCTCTTCGACCATATCATCTGTTATAAGGTTTTCGGGAGATTTCAGCACAGCTTGTATGAGCTCTGCGAGTTCTTCGACGAGCTTTAGCTTCTGAGCCTGCACTCCGTAGTGCTGCATGATCTTTGTGCAGCTTGATGTAATATCTTCCCTCATGCTTCGGCACCTTCTTGCAACTGCTCCACGATCTTCTCCAGCCACTTAACGGCTCCGGAGGTGTACTTGTCACGCTCGGTCTTGTCTTCCAGTGATCTTATTTTCTCAATAAAAGCAGAGACATTTTTCTGCGTTTCTTCAAAATATACCTTGAGGGCGGCGCGGCTCTCGTTCTCGTTCTTGGACTGCATTTTCTTTTCCAGGACAGCCATCTTGTCTTCGGCGAGCTTGATCTTGCTCTCATACTCGGCCTTGACTTGTGCAGCAGCTTCGGACTTTATCTTCTCGATCTGCTCGTCCGTGGGCTTGGCATTGGCAAGCTGTTCCTTGAGGAGCACGATCTCACTGTCATGAGCCTTTTTCTGCTCTTGCAGCTTCTTTTTCTCAGCATCGAGCTTTTTCTTCAGATCTTCGGCTGTCTTCTTTGCGTCGGCGATCTCCGACTTATACTCTGCCTCAGAGTTGTCAAGCTCAGACTCCAGGAGACTCAGCTGCTCACCGAGACCCTGCTTTTCCTTTATGAGCTGCTTGACTTCCGCTGTGGTCATGCCCGCTAGGTCTGTACTCTCGACCAACTCCGCTGCATCACGCTCTCCCAGAGCTGTGAGCATTTCAAGGCGCTCGATCCCGAGCCCTTGATTATCACCAACGAACTTGTCGCTGTATGTCTCTACGATCTTTATGTACTTGTACGCCTGCCGCTCCTTGAAACTGTAATCGCCGTTTTCTTCGACGTACTGCCCGAACGACTCATATCCGAGGTGGATGTAATACTTGCCGTCCCTCATGGCTTTGAGCTGGCGACCCATCTCGTAAAGATGTGTAACTGCTTCTGCGGCGTGATGGATAATAGCTTCGTGGATCTTTACTGCCTCGCGCATCTGCGGTGTGAGTGCGGTGTCTATGCCGACCGGAACGCCTTCTATAGTGGTCTGCTCCTCGGTGTACTCCGTGATATCTTTTACTTCCGACATGATCTTTCCTCCTTAAACTGCTATCTGTATCGGTTCTTGCTTTGTGCCGAGCTTTTCCCTTTGCTTGGCTTTTTTATATTCTTTCGGATTCATAAGAAACTTTGAAAACTCTTTTTCAAAATCCTTTATCTCCTGCGGCTTTTTATTATACGCCTCATTCGCGTAGCCGTGACACTGTACTATATGCTGTCTGTTTCCCCACTTCCCGCCTATCTCTATCGTATAGTACGGAGTGTTGGGCTCTGCCTTTTTCCGCAAGAAAACGATTATGCACTGACCCTTAGCGTGGCGGTCGGCATATCCGCCTACACAATGATGTAACACCTTGCCCTCTGTGATGATCTCCTGGATGCTCTCGGGAATCTTGATAACCAGATCTCCAAACTCAAACCTGTACTGCTTTTTCAGGCGCTTGGTGAGTGCCGCCATTTCCTTTGTCTCTTTCTCGATCCTCTTGGCGTTGAGGACGTTGATAGTAGCTGCGTGTGCTTCGATGAGGTTTTTCGGGTAGAGCACATTATGCACGCTGAGGTCATAGCCCAGCTCCTCGGCATCGTGGATATAGTCCGCCCAGGTCGTGAGATTGTTAGACAGGATACCTTTAAATCGGGACAGGTAGTTGAGCGCCTTTGTGACTGTGATACCATACGGCTTTTTGAGCAACCCGAACAGCTCATCGGGATAACTGATATCATGATAAATGTTGCGGAATTGCTTGACAGATATCTTTACGCCCGCTTTGATAAGCTTGCAGTACTCTACTGCCTTCTGTGGAGCGATATCATACTCCAACATTTCTTTCGCCTGCTGCGGTGTCAATCTCTTGAAGAATTCGCAGGGCTTAGCTGCATTCCAATTGAAATACCGCTTGTCCCATGTGCCGAACTCGACCGCTTCGCACACATATTGTTCCATGCCCGCTTTCAGCATCATTTCCAGCTGAGGATATAAGACATAAGCACAGATGTACTTCATCAGCTTCGGGCATTGGCAATATCCATAGTAGCCGTAGGTGCCCGCCCTTTCTTCGATCTTTTCCAGATACAGCTTATAAGCACTGTACCTGAGAAAGGAGCTCTGCAATACCGTTTCGTTTATGAATGTATATATCGGCACTGACCCGTAAGGACCGGTGCTGAACGGCTCGGTAATCTTGATTCGGGTCTCATGCCATCCATCATAGTACGATGGCTTTTCTACTCTGACATCACCCGGAGTAAAATGGTATATCGCCTTTTCATATAGTTCGATCTGCGGCGACGGGTCGTATTCGCCCGAAGTGTAATTCTTGTTGAGCCAGCTTTCCCAGGGATCGCCTTCGTATGCCTTAGCGGCATATACTGCATAGGCTGTAACTTTATTCTCGCTTTCCTTGTGCCATATTACAAAAGCGCGGCGTTCTGTCAGGCACTTCTTTCCGCGGTTTTCGTGATGAAGTACGCCTGTATGCTTGCAGGCGGGGCACTTCGCGTAGTTGCCGTGCCTGAGTGTGTAACCGTCCACGCATATCTCTGAGTAATCGGCATAATAAGATCTGTTGCACCTTGTACAATGGCAGTGATACCCTGCTGTCGGAGACGAGGAATCCCGCCGGTAGAAAATGTACTGCGTGAACTCCTCATTGATCTGTCTCTCTATATCTTTACCAAATTGCACTATTATCACCTCACCCGAACAGCTCGTCGAAGCTGAGATCTATCGAGGACGGCGATTTGGTTTCGGGTGCGGGTGCAGCAGCGGAACCGACAAGGTCAATGGTGAGCGTCATATGTACAGTTGCACCCGGGAAATAAAACTCTACGGCTCTCTTATATATCGTGAGATCCGATACGCTGTCTTTGCACCCTTTGACCGTTGACTCTATGCAGTCCTTGAGCTTCTTGTCGGTCTGCACGACTGCCTGAGCAAATTCTTTGTCCTGCTTGCAAAACACTTCGAGCTCGTCCCTGACATACGGTGCTACTACGTTCGCGTGCTGACTGAGCCCTTTGAGCTTGTCATACTCCTCTCTTATCTTGTTGATAGCATTTTCAATGTAATCCATATTAAACTCCCTTTCTTGCAGTCAACTGCAAAACAGCTATTTCCTAACGATGATCCTGCCTTTGTCTATCAGGGAGATTATAAGCTTCTCGAAGGCGAGCCTGTCTCTGTCGGACAGCGGCTGATTCTGTGCAAAGCCGTTGTGCTCTTTATACTTTCGGTAGAGCACATTCATGGAAGGCTCATTGACGTTGATCTTATATCCTGTCGCGGAAAAGCCCTTGGGTTCTTCCCGTATATAGATATCGGCAGTTACATATATCTTTTTCATGGGTCCTCGATCGGGAACAAACACTTAGTCCCCGGTATATCCTTCCCTTCGGCTCTGCAATCCTTGCAGCTGATATCTGTACGCTCACAGCCTGTCACAGGGTTCTTGCCGCTGGCGGTCAGATATCGCCTTGCCTTGCTCCTGAGATAATCGTGGATCTCGCTTGTATAGTCGTTTATGGCAAGCCGCGCATTGCCGAGCTGATCGGGGCAGAGACCACGGTTTTTCTTTTCGCCGTCAACATATATCTCGTACTCGCCGTCGGTATACCTTAGCTCGATCTTTCCGTCAAATATGTACTTCACGGTCACACCCCCAACAAAACGAATTTAAGTGCGTATGCTCTTCCTTTTATCTGGCCTGCATATCCTGCGACTTCGGCGTCGGCGCTCTCGTCTGCGATGATGTCATCAGCCAATTCGCAGATGCCTGCAAGCATCACTTGACAGAACTGCCGTTCTGATGTATAATCATAAGTATAAGGACCGCCTGAACAAGATCCTTTTTTCGTGCCCGTCGCTGTGCCATCAGCGGCGGGTGCTTTTGTGTTATCCGATATCATGTATTTTCTTCTCCTTCGATTCTTCCAATGTCTAATGCGACTTTAGACAACTTCTCAGCTATGAGCATTACTTTTTCTGCATGGCTATAGATCTTGCCACCTTCAGTCTCAACTTTAACGTCTTTCATAACTGCCACATTCAGCATAAGTAGTTCTCTTAGCAATTGTGTGGTAGTCCCTTTTATGGTTACATCAGCAGTTGAATCCTTTACTTTACATCTTATCATCGTTTTCACGCTCCTTTTCGTCCATTCTCGTGCCGCAATTCGGGCAGTAATTAATATCAAACGGTCTGCTATCAAACTCAGTTACAGGAAAGTAATGTGAACATACAGAACATTTGCTGTTCATTCCTGCGACGTGTTTCCATTTCCCATGCTTCACAGGCTCGGCTTCAACACAATCTTCTTTCACCGCTTCCATCACTCTTCGCAGAGCTGATACTGCAACACTTTGATGGTGCGCTTTCAGCATTGTTATGTTTACTTGACATATATCAACGATATAGTCCACACTAATATATTTCATCAGTCCGCCTCCCTGATATGGTTTTCAAATGCCTTTATCATATCATTCTTGTATTCCTGGGAGCTTCTCCCTCCTGCTCTCTTGTCTCTGCGTTCTTCCCAGCAAGCACCTCTTATCGGGCAATTATAGCAGTTTTCGTAATGCTCTTTGCAAAACTTTACTGTATCTTCCCATTTTGCCATCACCAATTCACCGCCTTGTCTATTGCCCGCTCCTGCTCTTCCTGGGACTGCCGAAGATAAATCTGGGTGACATTAACGCTGCCGTGTCCCAACAGATCTGCAAGCAGGGCAATATTATTGTTTCGCTTTAGAAATTCTATCGCAAAAAAGTGTCTGAATGAGTGCGGATGTGCGTTCTCAGTAGGTATGTCGTATCGCTTGGCAAAGCGGTGAAGACTTTCAGCTACCCCTCTGGAAGTTATCGGCTTGCCGCTGCGGTTTATCATCACTCTGTCATCGTCTCCGAAATTTGTAAGATAATCTCTCATTTCGTCCTGCAACGATTTCGGAAAATATATGGTTCTGATATGTGCTTTGGTCGGCATTGTTACCTTACCGTTCTGTATATCCTTCTTAGTCACTCTCAGAGCTTCCGAGATACGCATTCCGGTCTTCGCCAGCAACAGGATATTGAAGTATTGGTATTCCTTATAGTCTGTTTTCAGCCCGTGCATGAGACGTTCATACTGCTCAACAGTGATTACGTTGTCTATATGCGTTTTCTTCGGCTCCTTAATAGTTTTGATAGTCATAGGCTGACCGATGAATTCACAGTATGCGACCATCGCCCGAAGCCTCAAATTTACCGTTTTCGGCTTCATACGTTCGGAAAGGTGCCGCTTAAACTCGATCAAATTAGGCTTTGTAACTTCGTCAAATAACTCTGTGTATTTTTTTACGCCCGTAATGTATGCGTCTATCGTGTTCTTTGACAGCTCTTCTTCATACAAGTAATTACGGAAACCCTCAATATCTATCACTCTTTACCCACTCCTTTCCGTTCCAGATATGCCGTGTGCGATAGGGATTGTTCTCACAGGACACGCAAGGCTCATAGTGCCAGCCTAAAACACTCGAAGAATCAGGGCACTTCTTCATGCAAGTATTAGTACATTCAGAACAGGAACCATTTTTCTGACTGAAGTATTTTGCCGCACCTATTTCTTTGCCACAGAATTTACATTCCATTATTTTCACCTGCTCTCTTTTTGTGTAAAGCTTTTGCAAGCTCCCAATCGGTTTGGATTTCATTACGCCATCTTTCTGACATTTTAGCTTTGCACTTTTCAAAGACCTGCTGACGTTGATATAAATGCTCCTCGCAAAAACATTTCCCGGGAACTGTAGGTTTTTGACAATACATGCATACTCCTCGCTCTATGCGGTCTTTAAAGTGCATTCCGCGTCTTAATCTGCCACTTTTCAGCTTTCCCCGCTGCCGTTGCCGTTTCCTCCAGCACTCTAAGCAGAGCTGCCCTTTTTCTTGCGGAAGATGTCCGCAGCGAGTACACAGCCCCGAAGCCTTGCGCTCATAATACTGTCGTTGTTTTCGCTCTTTTGCGGTTTGGTTATACCGTCTCTTGCGTTCCGGGTCTGACTGATATTTGATATTGTTCAACTGAACCTTTCCTCTGCACTCGAAGCATAGCACACCGCCGTTGAAACCATCTCTTTGACCGCATTGAGGACAAACCCCGTGCTTTTTGTACCATTCACGCAGGTCATCACCCATCAGTCCGCCTCCCTGCTCTCGCGCCACTGCTCCAGCTCGTCAAGGCTCTGCTGCAACATCCTTGCTCTTGCTCTGCGGTGTCTCAGCTCCGCCTTTTCGTACCGATCAGCCTGCTTGCAGATGTACAGCAGGCACACGAAGACCGCGGTGCTCCATAATGCAAGCGCGTGGTCATGTGCTAACTCTGCGTAGGTAAGGATAGCCATGTATGCCACCACTATCCCTGCGGCTATGCAGAGCTCGATGTCTTCCTTGCGTTTTTTCTTCATGATATCCTCCTTTCAAAGTATCGCCTTTGCTATGTCCTGCATTATCGCTATGCAGCTGTCGCCTGTGACGTTTACCGTCCGGGGACAGCCGTTCGTGTAGAGTATCGTCACCGCCTCGAAGCCGTCCGGATCCTTGTCGTAGGTCAGTCCGAAGATCTCCTCCCGGGAGTTCTCCCGCAGAGCCTTGCCCAGCGCGGCAACGAAGTCGAGTTTGTGGTCGTGTTTCACTGTATCACCTCATTCAATTCATTCAATTGCATCAATGTCCGCCAGCGTCAGCCCGAGGATCCGCAGGAGCCGCCGAGCTTTGCCCAGAGGCACCTGATCGAGGTTACAATACATCTTGCTGACACTCTGCTGCGGCAGTCCGAAGACCTTCGCAATGTCTGTCTGAGTTATGCCCTTTTCTGCCTGAGCGGCTTTGAGCTTTCTTTTCACGCGCTCGGCGTGGGTCAAGCGTTTTGCCATAGTCTATTCCTCCTTTACTTTCACTGGCTTATACAGCCTGCAAGGATACAGTCTGCTGCGCTCGGAGCAGTGCTTATAGTTGTTACAGTCCTTGCAGCTGATGATCTTGGGCTTTTCGTACTTCGTTTTGAACTTTTCCATTTCTTTTACCCCTAGAATCACTCTTCAACGCCAAGGTATGCGCAGACACTTGTCTTGATAGCCTTATTTATCACGATGCCGCCGATAACGCCACACATCTGAGTATAGTTGATATGGAGCTTTTCAGCGAGTTCCTTCTTTGTCATGCCCTTATCTATAAGAGCCTTATCAACCCGCTTGCCCCAGATAGGCTTTACTGCCATGCTTTCACCTTCTCTCTCTGCGGCAGACCGTCCCGCTGCCGCTCGGGTTTATAGGAGAATTGTTTTATGAGTGAATAATCTCATCTTCCATTGCCTATCTGTTATTGACAAAAACACACATATATGATATACTTAAATTGTCACTAATAGTTAATATCATAGCCACTTGTG